ACGGCCCACGAGAGCCAGCTCGCGATCATGGAGCTGGATGACGTGATCAAGTGGAAGGTGACGTTGCCGAACAACCTGGGGGAGATCACCCTCGACGGCTATATGACCGGGTTCTCGATCAATCCGCAGATCGAGGACCGGATCGAGTGGAGCGCAACGCTGGTGATCTCCGGCAAGCCGACGCTCACCATCCCGGATTCCGGCGCTTAGGCATATCGTCAGTGGTTACTCGGCCGGGTAGGTGACTACCCGGCCATATGCTTCCCTGAGGAAGGGCATGTATGGAATACGTTGAGGTCCGGTCTGACAGCGGCCAGGTGTATCGATTCAGGTTCGGCATGACGGGGCTCCGCTGGCTGGAAGAGCAGGTAGGCGAGTCGTTCGTGGAACTCGGCCGGCGCCTGGAGCAGGGCGGTAATGTGTCGCTGGCACTCGTCTCCGCGCTGGTGGCGGCGGGGCTGCGGCACGAATGGCGGGACATCACGCTCGATGATGCCGATGAGGTTATCGACAACCTGGGGTTGCAGCGCACCATGGACGCGGTGCTGGAGGCGTTCACACGCTCGAACCTGTTCAAGGGCAGCGGCGATGCCGAAGCTGGTGAGGGGACGGTCCCAAAAAACGCGGCTGGGACTGGGACGAAGTCCAGCAGACAGCCGCGAACATCGGCCTAACGCCGTGGGAGTTTTGGGAGCTCACGCCCGCCGAGTTCGCCCGGCTCGCTGAAGGATACGCCTGGCGGCAGGAGCAGGAGGATTACCGGATGGCCTCAATTGTGGCGGCCATCTATAACGTGCACCGCGACCGGAAGCGGCAGCGACGGCCGTACACACCTGAGGACATCCTGGGCCGCAGGCGCCGGCGAACGCAGCCCCGGGCACGGACGCCAGAACAGCAACTAGCGGTGCTCCGGCGCCTCACGCAGGCACTCGGTGGGGAAATTCGCTATTCCAACCGTGCACGCATCGGTGACGATGCCTCCTGAATGCGGGCGGTGGCGGCGTTGATCGTCTCTTCCGCCTCACCGATCAGGTCAGGATGGTGACCCGTGTCAGAGGTCGGATCCCTCTACGTACGACTCCGTGCGGACGCCGGCGAGTTCGAGGCGACGCTGCGGAACGCCAGCAAGACGCTGCGGGATGTCGGCGATTCCATGCAGGACATCGGCCGGCAGCTGTCCGTCGTCGGCGCGGCCATTGGGGCGGCCGCTGGTATGGCGATCAAGGCGTCGATCGACTACGAATCGGCGTTCGCCGGCGTGCGGAAAACCGTGGATGCCACCGAAGCGGAGCTCCAGGCCATCTCCCAGGGCATCCGGGACATGGCCAAGGAGATCCCGGCCGCGGCCACGGAAATCGCCGCGGTGGCTGAGGCGGCGGGACAGCTCGGGATCGAGACGGATAATATCCTGCTGTTCACCCGCACAATGATTGACCTCGGCGAGGCAACCAACCTGACCGCCGACGAGGCCGCGACCGCCCTGGCGCGCCTGGCGAACATTACCCAGATGCCGCAGGATCAGTTTGACCGGCTCGGGTCAACCATCGTGGCGCTGGGTAACAACCTCGCCACCACTGAGGCCGAGATCGTCGAGATGGCACTACGCATCGCGGGTGCCGGTGCGCAGATCGGGCTGACCGAGGCCCAGATCCTGGCGTTTGCCGGTGCGCTGTCCTCGGTCGGTATCGAAGCCGAGGCCGGTGGGTCGGCCATCTCCCGCGTCATGATCATGATCGCGAATGCGGTGGCCTCGGGCGGCGAACAGCTCGCCGGGTTTGCGCAGGTCGCGGGGATGACGGTCGCCGAGTTTCAGCAGGCGTTCCAGCAGGATGCAGCCGGCGCCGTTGTCACCTTCATCGAGGGCCTTGGGCGCATGAGTGCGGCCGGCGAGAATGTGTTCGCCGTGCTCGACGAACTGGGACTCTCCGAGATCCGCGTCCGTGACGCGCTGCTGCGCGCTGCCGGCGCCGGCGATCTGTTCCGCAACTCACTCGAGCTGGCGACGAGCGCCTGGGAGGAAAACACGGCGCTATCCAATGAGGCATCCCAGCGGTATGCCACCACCGCCTCGCAGTTGCGGATCATGCGTAACCAGCTGATGGATGTCGCGATTTCCCTGGGCGACATCCTGGTACCGATCATCATGAACGCGGTGCGGCCGGCGTTCGAGTCGTTCGTCGGGCTGCTCCAGCGTGGGATTGAGTGGTTCGGCAGCCTGAGCGAGCGCACGCAGACGATCGCGGTTGCTATCGGGGCGTTCGCCGTTGCCATCGGCCCGGCGCTGATCGGGCTGGGTACGATGCTCGAGGTCCTGGGGGCCGTGGCTTCGTCACTGGCGGTCCTCGTCTCCCCTATCGGCCTCGTGATCGCCGCGGTGGCGGCGCTCGGCGTGGCGTTCGCGACCAACTGGGGCGGTATCCGCGACGCGGTCATGCCGGTGGTGACGGCTATCGGCGACTGGCTGGGGCGTCTCGCTGACGTCCTCACTGGCCAGTTCCAGTCGGCCCTGGCGGCCGTCTCAGGGTTCCTGGCGAGCGTCTGGCGTGGCGATCTGGAGGGTGCGCGCGACGCGCTGGGAGAGCTCTGGGACGCGCTCGGCAACGTCGACTGGGGCGCGATCGGTCAGGTACTGCGAGACGGACTGACGGCCGCGCTCCAGGGGCTGACGGACCTGGGTGAGGCGGCGCTGGGGCTCGCGACAAACCTGCTTTCCGCACTCGGCGACGCGCTGGGGAGCGTTGACTGGAGCGGCGTCGCCACGACCATCGTGGGCGCGCTCGGCAGCGCCATCTCCACCGTGGTCGGCATCGGCGAGACGATCCTTTCGTGGATCGGGGACCAGCTCGGTCAGGTCGACTGGACGGGGGTGGGGACCGCCGTCCTCGATGGCATCAGCACGGCGGTCAGCACGCTGGCCCAGACGGCAGGGGAGCTCGGCGGGCACATCCTGACCTGGGTGCGGACCAACGTGGAATCGGTTGATTGGGCCCAGGTCGGGCAGACAATCCTCGATGGTATCGGTTCGGCCCTGAGCCAGCTCCGTGAAGTCGAAACCATTGACACGCTGGCGAGTGCCTTCGAGCGGCTGGCTGATGTCGTGGGCCGGCTCGCCCCGCTCGCGGGCGGGATCGCCGCGGTTGTCGGCGCGTTCCTGCTGTTCGGCCAGGTGTCGGGCATCATCACCGCGGTTACGACGGCGGTATCCACGCTCTCGGCGATTGTGGTGGGACTCGCCAGCGCCATCGGGCTTGTCGGCGGGCCGGTCTCGGCGCTGATCGCCCTGTTCAACCCGTTGACCGCGATCCTGGCCGCCGTGGCGGCTGCCGTCGGGCTGGTGGCGGCCGCGTTCATTGGCAATTGGTTCGGCATCCGCGACGCGGTCATGGGCGCGGTGGGGGCGATCATCGGCATCCTCGGCGATCTGTGGAACAACCTCACCGCGAATGCCGGGCCGCTGCTGGAACAGCTCCGCGCGCTGTGGGCGGCGCTCGGTCCGGCGATCGACATTGCCAGGACGGCGCTGACCGCCATTGCGGCCGTCATTGGCGGGGTGCTGGTTGCCGCGCTGGGCCTGGTGATGGGTGCCATCGGTGGGCTGGTCGGCGCGCTCTCCGGGGCGCTGCCCGGCGCGATCCAGGTGGCGACCGGCGTTGTGCAGGCGCTGACCGGCGCGATCCAGGTGGTGACTTCCGTTATCGGCGGCATGGTGGATCTCGTGGTTGCCCTGTTCCGCGGTGATTGGCCGGCCGCCTGGGAGGCCGCCAAGGGGATCGTGACCGGGTTTGCTGAGGGCGTCGGCAACATCATCAGTGGTCTCGTCACCGCCGTGACCGGGGCGTTCGAAGCGCTCGTTGGCGCAGTGGTCGGCGCGATCTCCGGCTTCGTTCAGACGATTATCGGATTCTTCCAGGGGCTGTACCACGCGCTGGTCGGCGGCTCGATCATCCCCGACATGGTCAATGGGATTATCTCCTGGATCGGTCGGCTGCCCGGCGAGGTGCTGGGCATCATCGGCGGGCTCGTAGCCGACGTGCTGGGGCGGATGGCCGGGTTCGCGGCCGAGATGTTGGCCAAGGGCGCCGAGCTGGTCCAGAACGTCGCCAGCGGCATGACTTCCATGCTCGGCTCGGTGACGGGAGCGGCGCAGTCCATCATCACGGGCATCACCGGCGCATTTAGTGGCGCCATCACCTGGCTATGGCAGGCCGGGCGTGACGTCGTGCAGGGCCTGATCAATGGCATTGGCTCGATGGTGTCGGCCGTCACCCAGAAAGCGCGGGAGGTCGCGCAGGCGGCGAAGAACGCGATTACCGGATTCCTGGGGATTTCCTCGCCCTCGACGGTGATGCGGGAGATCGGCCAGGACACGATCGCCGGGCTGGTTCAGGGCCTGGGCGACATGACCCCGGAGGCGGCCAAGGCGGCGGCCGACGCCGGCCGGGCGGTGCTCGACACGCTGCGGGCGGCACTGGATCTCGCGCGCGATATGGCGCGGTTCCGCGGCGGGTATTCCATCCCGGCGCTCGATTCCCTGATCGACATGAGCCGGCGGGCGCTGGAGGCGGTGGCCGGCATCGCCCGCGCGTTCGATGAGGAACTGCTCGACCACGCCAAGGCGGCGGCCGATGCGATGAAGAGCGCGTTCGGCGCGCTCTCGGACGCGGTGAACCTCACCCGCCAGATCGCCGAACGCGACGTGGTTGTACCGGGTGAAGAGCTCACGGCCCGGATCAAGTTCTGGGCCGAGCACATGATCCAGTCGTTTGGCGACTCGGCGGCGTTCCTCGGCGACGGGCTGCTGGAGGGTAGCCAGGTCTTCTCCGAGGCGATGACCAAGGCGTTCGAGGCGATGGGCGCCGCGGTGGAGTTTGCCCGCGCGGTGGCGTCTGATCGCGTCATCCTGCCGAGTGAACGCCTCGTCTCTGACATCAAATTCCTTGCCGAGCACGCCGTCCGCAGCCTGGGCGACAGCGGTATCTACCTCGGTGATGGGCTCATGGCGGCCGCGGAGGCGTTCTCGGACGCCATGACCCAGGCGTTCGAGGCGATGGGGGCAGCCGTGGCGTTTGCCCGCCAGGTCGCCGAAAGCGAGCTGGTGCTGCCCTCGAAGGAGCTGGCGTCCGATATCAAGTTTTTCGCTGAGCACGTCGTTCAGAGTCTCGGTGACAGCGGCCGGTACCTCGGCGAGGGCCTGATGGCCGCATCCACCACGTTTGCCGAGGCGATGAAGGCGGCGTTCGAGGGCATGAGCGCGGCCGTCGAGTTCGCGCGCCTTGCCATGGAACAGCGCATCGAGATACCGAGCCAGGCGCTCGTGCGGGGCCTCGCGAACCTGGCCGAGCGAGTGGTGCGGGCGATGGGCCAGGCGGCCCAGCGGCTCGGATCGGAGTTGTTGGCTGCGGCAGAGGAGGCGGGAGACGGGATCGTCGCGGCGTTTGACGCCATCGGCGCCGCGCTCGGGTTCGCGCTGGACGCCGCGAACGCGCTCCGCGAAGGGCCGGTCATGGAAGTGCCGCAGGCGCTCATTGACCTGCTCGCCGCCCTCGCCGAGGCCGTGACCCAGGCGTTTGTGGACGCCACCAGCCGATTCGAGACCGAGGTTCTGGAGACGGCCGAGGCCGCGGCCGGAGCGGTCGGGGCGGTGCTGGACGTGTTCCGGGCCGCCATTGATTACGTGCGCGCCACCGCCGAGCTGGAAGAGTCCGGCGGCGTGCCGGCGGCGGCTGGCGCGCTCACCGGGGCGCTGACGGCGCTCATCGTCGGCATCGTCCGCGCCTTCACCACGGCTGCCCAGCAGATGCGGACTGAGGCGCTGGCGGCCGCCCGGGCCTTTGCCGAGTCCATCCGACCGCTGGTCGAGATCGTTTCGCCGGTGATCCAGGCCAGCCGGGAGATTTCGGAGATGTCCGAGATCACCAACGAACAGATGGGGGTGTTTACCGGCAACGTGCAGAAAATCTCGACGGTGATCGAGCGGGCCTCCCAGATCGCCGAAGACGCGCGGGTTTCGGCCACGCGGTTTGCCCAAACGGCGCGCGAGACCCTGCGGCAGGTTCAGGATGGGGTGGCGGCCCTCTACCAGGCGGCGCAGATCGCGGCGTCGGCACCGCCGGTGAGCACCCCAGCGGGCACGACCGCTACGGGCGTGCCGCAGATGGCGCGCGGCGGCGTGGTGGATCGCCCGACGCTCGCAATCATCGGGGAGCGGGCCTCGGCGCGACCGGAGATCGTGGCGCCCGAACCCGTGTTGCGGGACGTGCTGCGGGATGAGCTTGGGCGGGCGGCGCCGGCCGCAGAGCCGACGGCGCTCAATGAGGCCGTGGCAACCCTACGGCGCATCGCACGGGAGCTGACGCGCGTGCTGGATCGGGCGCTCGTGATTACCGCCGATGCGCTCATGCACCCGATAGACCTTGACCGCGCGCTGGATCGCATCCTCGACACCATGGCGCGCGCCAGTCGGCCGCCCCGGCTCGCGCCCGCGCTGGCGAATGTGGAGCTGCCGCGGTCGCGAGGTGCTGACAGCATCGGCGTGAATTTCTACGGCCCGGTCACGATTGAGGCGCGCGATCGCCATGAGGCGGAACGGGCCGCCGGCGATATCGGCTGGGGTGTCCGAGCTGCACTCCGGCGGCGGGGGGTGGCGTGATGAGCGATCGTCCGCGACTGATCACCCGGTTCACCACCGCGACCGGCAGCCTGGCGGTGGAATTCCCGAAAGCCCAGTACGAGTGGGAGAGCACCCAGGGGCTGCGAGGTGCCACCGAGCCGGTGGTGGGGGCTGACTACCACGTCGATCTCCTGGGCCGGCGACCGGCCCCGCTCGATGTGGCCCACGAGCGCATCCGGGGGCTACTGGTCGAGGCCGACGGGGCGGATCTCGATGCTCGGCTCGACACGCTGCGGGCGCGGCTCTACCGCATCGGCCGGGGGAAGCTCTGGGCGGTCGACGCGGCCGGCAACGAGCGCTGGGCCTGGGCACGGCTGGATTCCATGCCGGACATCACGCTGACCGTCGAGCACCGGCGACACGCCCCGGTGATCGCGTCGTTCGTCCGGCTCTCCGACTGGTTTGCCGCTGACCCGGTGGTGCTCGCGCAGCGAGTGACCACGGGCACCTACGAGCTGGATGCCGTCAACCCCGGCACGGCGGTGGTGCGGCAGATCGTCATTACCCTGACGAGTCGCACGAACGGGGGGTTTTCTGCCCCGACGGTCACGAACACGTTCACCGGGGAGACGTTTCAGACGAACCGCGTTGGGGGGAACGGGCACTTCTGGCGGGTCGACACTGGGCGCCTCGCCGTCGAGTACAGCACGGACGGCGGGAATACCTGGGCTGACGACTACGCGAATTTCACGGCCGGCCCGCTGCAAGTGGGGTTCCTGCGGCTGGAACCTGGCGCCAACACACTGCGGTTTGAGAGCAGCGGCAGCCCGGATTATGACCTCACGGTTGAGTACTACCCGGCCTGGCACTAGAGAGGAGGGGATACCCGCGTGACGGGGGATTGCACCGCGCTCGGCGCCATGCGCGTGCGGCGCGTGCTGCGGAAGTGGGAAAACGGCAGAACACCGGGAGATGGACCGCCTGACGAGGAATCGGAGGCGGTCCATTGGTTTGAGGCGGACGGGACGCCGGTCACCGATCCTGACCGGATTCGCGAATTAGAGGCCGCCTGGGCGCGGCAGAAAGGAGGCTGACATGCCACTGACGGACAAGGCGCTGGAGGTGATCGCCGACGCCATCATCGGCGGGACGGCGTTCGCCCGGTTCGACAGCGTCAATGCGCACCTCGGCGTGGGCAACGGCACGACGGCGTTCGACCCGACGCAGACCGACCTACAGGGGAGCAGCAAGGTGCGCAAGCCGATGGACAGCGGTTTCCCAATGCGCGGCGCGCTGATCGACGGCGAGCAGCGGGGTCCGAACGAGATCACGTTCCAGGCCACCTTCGGGACGGGGGATGCGAATTTCGACTGGCGCGAGTGGGGCGTGTTCAACGCGGCCGCCGGCGGGCAGATGCTGAACCGGGTCGTCGAGAACCTGGGGACGAAACCCTCGGTAGCCATCTGGGAATTTTTGGTTGACGTCGCGTTCGTGCACGGGGCGTAGGAGGTGACGCATGACGCAGACGATGCCGGCTGAGCTGCGGCTCCCCTATGCCCGGGCCATCAGCGCCATCGGCCAGGACACGGGGGCGTGGGCGGTGATCCAGGTGCTGCACGGGGCCAACCTGGCCGGGGCGCTCCAGGCTGCCTATGCCGCCGTGGATCAGGACGCGCTGTTCGCCGAGGAGCGGGCGCGGCTGACCGCGCGTGCCTGGGACGGGGTTGAGCCGATCAATGGGGTGCCTGCCGACGAGGTGCGGGCCAGCCACGGGATCGGTGAGGCCATGGGCGCGTATCTGATTGAGCAGGATGGGCGAGTGCTCATTTTCCAGCCGGTGCCGGGGGTGACGGATCCCCAGGCGCTGGATGCGGCAGCTCAGACACACGCGGACCAGCTCGCGGCGGCGCGGGCGCACGAGCGGATTGTCGAGCAGATCAAAGACCGGCTGCTGGAGGGCTAGCGTGGTGCGCGGCGGGGTGGTGGGCACGACCGGGGGTGCGTCATGGGCTGGGTAACGCGGGCGCCGATGCCCACGGCGCGGTACTGGCTCGCCGCCGGGGTGATCGATGGCCTCCTCTACGCCGTGGGGGGGTGGACCACAGCGCGGACCGACGTCAACGAGGCGTACGATCCCTCCACCGACACGTGGGCATCCCGAGCCGCCATGCCCATGGCGCGAGAAAGACTCGCCGTCGGGGTGGTCGACTCCTCCCTCTACGCCGTGGGTGGGAACACCGGGTCAGAGACCGCCGTCAACCAGGCGTACGACCCGAGCACTGACACCTGGTCCTCGCGGGCCTCCATGCCCACGGCGCGGAGCTCTCCCGTCGCCGGGGTGATCAATGGCATCCTCTACGCCGTGGGTGGGTGGACCGTGGCGCCGACCGCCGTCAACGAGGCGTACGATCCCTCCACCGACACCTGGTCCACGCGGGCCAGTATGCCCACGGCGCGGCGCTACCTCGCCGCCGGGGTGGTGAGTTCTACCCTGTACGCCGTGGGCGGGAACGCCGGGTCGCGGACCGCCGCCAACGAGGCGTACGATCCCAGCACCAACACCTGGTCCTCCCGAGCCTCTATGCCCACGGTGCGGGACAACCTCGCCGCCGGGGTGGTCAATGGCCTCCTCTACGTCGTGGGGGGGTTTACCGGGTCGGCGCGGCTCTCCGTCAACGAGGCGTACGATCCCTCCACCGACACCTGGGCGGCGCGGGACAACATGCCCACGGCGCGGGAGCGGCTCGCCGCCGGGGTGGTCGGCTCTACCCTGTACGCGGTGGGAGGGTACACCGGGTCGGAGCGGCTCGCCGTCAACGAGGCGTACACCCCCACCGGCACCGTCACCGGCACCGTGCGCGACGCCGCCACGCTCCAGCCCCTCATGGGTGTGACGGTCTCCAGTGACGATGGGCAGGCCACGACCACGGGGCCGGACGGCACCTACACGCTGGCCGAGGTGATCGCCGGCACCCGGACGATCACGTTTAGCGCCGCCGGCTACAACCCGCGTATCGAGATCATCACCGTCCCGGAGGACGGGACGTACACGCTCAACGTGGACCTGGTGCCGGCGGCCCAGCAGCGCGCTAGCATCGACGCCGGCGCGCTGGCCGTGACCGAGCGCTCGCACGTGCGGGAGCTCTACCAGGTCACGTCGCGCGATACCGCGCCGCTGGCTGCGGCCGACCGCACCGGCGCCCTGGCCGCCGAGGTGGTGGTGTCCGAGGCGGCGGCACTGGCGGCCATGGAGACGCCGACCATCGCGGCCGCGCTCACCGGCAATGCCGACATTGGCCCGCTGGCCGTGACCGAGCGCTCGCGCGTGCGGGAGCTCTACCAGGTCACGTCGCGTGATACCGCGCCGCTGGCTGCGGCCGACCGCACCGGCGCCCTGGCCGCCGAGGTGGTGGTGTCCGAGGCGGCGGCACTGGCGGCCATGGAGACACCGGCCATCGCGGCCGACCTGGCCGCGGCCGATGCGGCCGACCTGGCCGTGAGCGAGACGCCGACCCTGCACGTGGTCGAGATTGCCGACGAACACCGCGTCGTCATCCAGGTGGCCGACCGCAACGGCGTGCCCCTCGGGCCGGGGCCAATCGTCAACGTCCTGGCCTGCGAGTATCAGCTCGCCCTGGATGAGATCGGGAGCGTGCGGTTTGAGGTCCCCGCCACCGACGATCGGGCCGATCTGATCCAAACCGGGCGAGAGATCGCCGTCATCCGCGAGGGTGAGGGCGTCGTGTTCCGCGGCGTGATCCGGAGCGCCGAGGCGGAGGTCGACGCGAGCGGCGCCGCCCGGCTGGTGGTGGAGGGCGACTCGCGCGCCGTCGAGCTGCTGTGGGCGAATACCCTGCTCGGGCGCGCCTATGATGGCGTGCCGCCGGCCGCGGCCGTGGATGACCTGCTCAGCGGCACCGGCTGGACGCGGGGCAGCATCCCAGCCACCACGCGGCTGGTCAGCGCGCGCTTCGAGGGCGTGTCGATCTGGAACGCGCTCGTGCAGATCGCCGAGACGTTCGGCTGGCACGTGGTCGAAGACTCGCTGACCCGCACGGTCCATCTGATCGCGGCGGGGGAGGCGTCGGGTCTCGTGCTGCGCAACGTCGAGCAGGCCGCGCCGGACCTGGCGGTGCTACCGATCACGCGGCTACGGCTCCAATCGTCGCAGAGTGAGCTGTGGAACCGGGTTATTCCACTCGGGGAGGGCGAGGGCATCACCCGCCTGACCTTGCAGTACAGCGACCGCACCAGTCCCTACCCGATCCAGAGCGCCATCGGCCCAGACGGCCAGCCCTACTGGTACATCGAAGATGCGGCCTCGATTGCCGCGAGAGGCCTGCGGGTCCGGGTGCTCTCCGTGAAAGACGCGCAACCGCTCTCGAACAGCCCGGCGGCGGTGCGGGACGCGGCGAATGCGCTCTACGACATCGCGAGCGCCTGGCTCGCCTGGCACACGACCGAGCGCGAGGCCTACGAGGTCGAGGTCGTGGGGCTGACGCATTACACCGGGGGCGCGCCGGCGCTCACGCCGGGGCAGACGGTGCGATTGATCTACCGCGGGCTGGTGGAGTCGCCCGACGGCGGCCGGCGGCTGTGGAAGTCCATCGACCGTGACCTCTACGTGCTCGACATGGAGCGGTCGTTCAGCGACAGCGGCGCCGATGCCTGGCGCCTCACGGTCAGCACGGTGGATCAGCCGGAGCCGACGGACGCCGACGCCATCGCCAAGGCGGTCGAAGACCTGTGGACGATCCAGACGGCGCTGAAGCCGATCACGTTTGTGATGCCGTATGGCCCGCTGCGGCAGACGATTGATGCGAACCACCCAGTGCGGTTTGAGGTCGATTTCGATGCGAACATCCGGTACCTGCACAAGGCAACGCTGCGGCTAACGCTCCGGCCGATCCGCGCCAATGCCACCACAGCGGCCGCGGGTGGCGGCACGACGAGCGCGTCGGGCGGCTCGCACAGCCACACGGTGAGCGGGCAGACGGCACAAGCGGGGGCGGCGCTCACGACCATATCTGCCACGTCACATAGCCATACGCTTACCGGGTTGACGGGCGTCGCGCAGCTCCAGCACCGACACGGTGTCGCGAATTACAGCGCAACCGAGTCGTGGTCCGATCCGCCGTTTCGGCAGCAACTGCAGTTTCAGGATTCATCCGGCACCGCGTTCGGTGTGTACGTTGGGCGGGGTGGCGCCGGCGGGTCCGGTGGCATCGTAACCGATCTGATCACGCAGAGCCACAACCACACTGTCGGCGGCATCACCGCTGAGGCCGAGTCCGCACACCAGCACCAGGTGCCTGGGCACTCGCATACGGTGACGGGCACGACGTCGAGTTCGCACGCCGGCCACACGCACCAGATCCCGGCCCACACCCACGGGTTGGAATACGGAATATTTGAGGGCAGTCTGCCGCCAACGAACCAGCGCCAGGTACGCATCATCATCAATGGCACCGACCGGACCGCCGAGCTCGGCGGTCCGTTTTCGTCGAACCAAACGCTCGATGTCACGCAGTGGCTGGTCGATAGCCGCGGCGTCGTGCGGCAGCAGCGGAACACCATCCAGATCCAGGCGGGCGGGCTGATGGATATCGAGGTGACGCTGCTCGCCATGGTCACCGCGACGCAGTTGGTCCCGGTCTAGAGAGGAGGAGCGATGCCACTGTACGCCAAGATTACCGGTCCGCGGTTTGACGGCGCCATGCTGCATTTCAACGCGGAGTGGAGCGAGCACCAGCATGACTGGATGCCGGTGTTTTCCTCGGCGTTCGTCATCCCGGGGTGGATCGACGCGGATGGGGTGGCCCACTTCGATCCGGCGCAGTTGGAACGTGCGCTCGCCGAGGAGGAAGGGCGCGTTGCCGCGTACCTCGAGGCACGCCGGAACCCGCCGCAGCTCCCGGAGGAATTGTCTGAGGTGGTGGGCCGGCCGATCAGCCGGGCGGAGCTCTCGCAGGCGGTCGCCGCTGCGCGGGCACGCCGCACGGCGCGGTCGCAAGAGAGAGGAGCGTAGGGGACGATGGATCGGGACGGGGCGATGGATCTGGCCGCCTGGGCGGTTCGGGGGCTGGCAGCCGCCGCGGCGGCGGCGTGGGGAGGGCTGACGCCAATGGTGCAGGTGCTCGTCGCGCTGATGGCGCTGGACATCCTGACCGGCGTGCTGGCCGCCTACGTCACCCGGTCGCTCAGCTCGGATGTCTCGTTCCGAGGGGTGGCGCGCAAAGGGATCGTGCTGGTAGTCGTGGGCGCCGCGGCGGTCGTGCAGGAACCGGCGGGGATCCCACTGGCGGATGCGGTGGCCGGATTCTATATCGCCCATGAGGCGATCTCTCTCCTCGAAAACACCGCGCGCGCCGGGCTGCCGGTGCCGGCCGTATTGCAGGCGGCGCTGGCGAAATTGTCGCCTGAGACGCCCGAGGCACCCGATCGCCCTGACCGAACGGAGCGACACTCATGAGCGGCATCCTGGTGGGGCCGGCCGTGATTCGGGCCGGCGAGCCGGACTGGGAGGCGAACCGCGCCATCGTGCGGGCGATGCGGGCGGAGATCGCCCGCATTCGCACCCCAATCGGGTTCGGGTTCACGCCGGAGCGGCTCGCGGACCTCGTTACCGACGGCGTGCGGACGGTGCTGCTGTGTGGCGAGGATGGGGACGTGACTCCAGAGCGCACCTGGCAGGATCTCGTGCGCTGGTTGCCGGTGATCGACGCGCACCCCGAGGTGCGCTGGATCATCGAGCTCGGCAATGAGCCCGATATCAAGGGCGTCGATATCTGGCGGCACCGGTACGACGCGCTCCAGACGCTGCGGCGCCTGCCGCAGGTGCTCGGCCGGCCGCAGCTCCAGTGGGCGGTGTCACTCCCGTGCAACCTCGCACAGACGCGGGACCTCCTGGCGCGAGACGAGCACGGGTGCATCCTCGACCATGTCGATGCGATCGCGACGCACGTCTACGGCTGGTACGACCTCGGAGACGGGGGCGGTGGGGACTGGCTGCGGATTCTCGATCTCGCCGTTGATACCGGGCGGCCGGTGTTCATCAGCGAGGCGGGGATCGATGACCGGGCCACGCCGCGGCCGGAAAAAGCGCGGCGGTATCTGGCCTGGCTGGAGACGGTGCCGGCCGGCGTTGCCGGCGTGTGTTTCTGGGGCCTCGGGATCTGGGAGGACAACCCCACGTATGAGCTGACGCGCGAGATGGCGGAGATCCTGGCGACGCGCCATGCGGCGACACCAGCGCCGCCACCGCCGGCGGCGCCACCGACGGAGGGACCCATGTTGTACGGTATCCGCGGGCTGATCGACCGGCGCGGGGAGCTCCCGCGCAACCCCGACGGCGGGCCGGGCACGCGCGTGCCGTTGTCAGAGAAGCGCGGCATCGTGGTCCACTACAACGGGCCACCGGTGCCGAACCACACGGATAGCGCGGCGGCCTGGCGGCAGGTGGTGAGTGATGCGCAGTACCACGTCGCTCGGGATTGGGATGAGGACCCGACGAACGGCCGGATGCTCCGCGGCGATGGGCTGATGTACCACATCGCCATTGGCCCGGCCGGTGAGAAATGGCTGTGCCGGGACGTCGAATCGGTCCTGTGGCATTGCGGTACCTGGCCGCATAACGCGACGGCGCTCAGCATCCTCGTGCCACTCGGCGGAGACCAGCGGGCCACGCGCGAGCAGCTGATCGCGCTGGCCGAGGTCTGTGATGATTGGCTGCACCAGGGCCGGGGCACGGCCGCGCGCGATGTCTGGGGCCATCAGGAGCTACAGCCGACGAGCTGTCCCGGCACGCTAATGACCGACTTCGTTATGTCCTACAGAGCGGGCCGATTTTGGGAAGAGCTGTCCCGGCGACGGACGGAGGGTGCGACGGTGGATGGGCGCTGGTTCCCCGAGACGCAGCACTATATCGGCGGCGGGTTCTGGCAGTACTGGCAGGCCAACGGCGGGCTGATGATCTTCGGCTACCCACTGACGGATGAAATTGAGGAGCCGGATCCCAAGGCGCCGGGCGGCCGCCGCGTGGTCCAGTACTTTGAGCGGGCCGTCTTTGAGTATCACCCCGAGAACGACCCACCGTACCGCGTGCTGCTGCGGCGGCTCGGCGCCGAGGCGCTGGCCCGGAAGGGGGAGGCGGCCTAGGCTGCGGCCGGACCCTGGCACCCGGCCGCCCCCCCTCTCTCTGCTGTGCCCAGTTACATGCGGCGGATGAACCGTTCCCACAGGTCGCGCTCGCCGGCATCCCCATCAGGGCGGGGCAGCCAGGCGCGATAGCCACCGCCCCGCTGTGCCGTGATCTCGACCCCGGCCGCCCGTAGGAGCGCAATATCGTCCTTGATCCGATCACGACCGATGCCGAATGCCTCAGCGAGTTCGGACCCCGTCGCTGGCGTGGCTGCGATCCAGACGAGGATGGCGATCAGCCGGCGCAGGCGGTCAATCCCCAGCGGCTGTCGCGCCCGCGCCCCGCGCGCCTCGGCGATCGTCGTCCCCCGTTCCGCGAGCCGCAGCTGCAGTGCGGTCACGCTCATGCCGAGGGCGGCTGCGACGGTGGGGGCGTCCGCGCCCGTGCGGAGCAGCGCGAGCGCCTGGTCGATCACCGCCTCCGGGATGCGGGGCCGACGCCGGCCGTAGCGTCCCAGCAGTTCACCCGCGAGGCCGCGGGCATGCAGGTGCCGTCGCAGCGTGGTCGGGTGGACGCCGATCGCCGCAGCGGCGGCGGTGACGGTGGCCCCGTCACGGAGTAACGCCACCGCGCGGTCAATGGCCGCAGCATCGGGGCGACGCATGACGCTACTCCTCCCGCGCTGGTCGCGGCCCCGGTGGTCGCCCAACGATCCCTCGTAGCCGCTCCATATCCTCGGGCCGGAACAGGATGTCGCGGCCGATACGCCAGCCGATGTGCTGGCGCCGCGCGTGTTTGAGCACGGTCACCCGCTGCACGCCTAGCTCGGCCGCTGCCTCGGCACTCGTGCGCAGCTGCCGGTACGCCTCGCTCATGCCGGACTGGTACGCGCGGTGGAGCGCGGCGCTCAGCACGGTGCGGAGCGGGACCGGGCGGGAAACGGCCGCCGGGTGGATGCGCGCCAGGTCATCCGCCAGCGTGCGCAGGATCGGCGCCAGGTACGCCCACTCGGCATCGTCGGCGTAGTCGGGCTGGGGGAGGTCGATATCTGTGGGTGCCATGTGGTACCATCCTCTCGTCTGCTCGGCCTCAACCATCGACGCAGACAGCCGCCCCGGCCGGATCGGCCGGGGCGGTCTGCTGGTGTCGCGCGTTAGGCCTCGCCGGCGTACTCGCGCCACTCGGCGGCCAACGCCTCCACGTCGGGAACCTGGTCCTCGCCCCAGTCGCCCTCGCGGATCCAGTCCGCGATCTCGAACAACGTCTCTGACTGGTGCCGTCGGTCGTCGGCACCATACACCGCGCTGTAGATCCGCTCAGCCAGCGCCCACGCCTGCGCCTCCTCTACGTAGCCGTCCTCGTAGCGCTGCATCGGGATACGGGCGGCGTAGTCCCGCAGGATCGCCTCATAGGCGCGGTTCGCCTGACGGGCCAGGTCGTCCTCATCCTCCGGCTCCACGCTGCCAATCAGTGCATCCCACACGACCGGATAATCGCTGAGGAGGACGTTCAGCCCGGTATCGTCGTTCGTGTGATTCAGCACGACCGTGATCAGGGCATCCAGCCGGGCCAGCTCGGGGCGGGTGCTCAGGTCAATCATCGGGGATCTCCTCTCTGCTCGTCCGGGGGCGTTTCCCCCTGCCTCAACCATCTGAGGAGATGGTATCACACGTTATACGATCCTGTCAATGCCCTCGGCGATGGCGCGGTCGATTGTTTCGCAACCTAACATGCGGCGACTCAGCGTGAGCTGTGCGGATAACGACGATTATCTGCAGCCGCGCACCTCAGAGCCCCAGCCGCATGTGGTCGAACGGCGAATGTTTCTGCGTCGCCCGGGCGATGTCGCCCTCGGCCAATTTCACGTAGCGCCGCACCATATCGAGGCTGGTGTGCCCGAGGATCTGTTGGAGTTCCAGCAGCCCCATCCCCGCGCGGATGGCGTTCACCGCCATCGTATGCCGGAACCGGTGCGGGTTGCATGGGTGCACGCCGGCGCGCTTACCCAACGTGGTGGTGATGTGGTGGATCCCCTGGCCGGTGAGCGGCTCCCAGGCATCGGAGAGGAACAGCGCCCCCTCCTCCCCCGCCTGGCGTCGCCAGCGCAGCCAGTAGCGCCGGACATGGCGCCGGGCGCCGGGACCGAGGCGCAAGCGCCGCGATTTGTTGCCTTTGCCATGGGCGACGTAGAGGTCGCCCGTCGTCATGGACAGGTGCGGCACCTCGATACCGGCTAACTCCGAGGCCCGCAGCCCCAGATCCAGCAGCACGGCGACGATCGCCCGGTCGCGGGTCGCGAGCACGCCGTCACCGGCGGCACGCAGGACGGCGGCCAGGCGCTCCAGCTCCTCATCGCTGAACGGATCCGGCTGCTCCTGCCGCACGCGCGGCGCGCGGACCCGCGCCATGGGCGAGACGTCGAGGTATTCCTGCTCCACGAGCCAGTTGTAAAACCGGGACAGCGTGCGGTGGTAGGCGTGGTGGGTGCGATCGGAGACGCCCTTGTTGGACATGGCGTTCCAGCGGCTGTCCCAGCGCTGCTCGGCGGTCTGGACGTAGCGGAGGAACGCCCGGATGTGGGCTGGGGTGTGGCGCGTCGGGTCGAGCGAGGCGCCCGTCTGAACGCACCACCAGTGGTAGCGTCGCAGGTTGCTCCCGTAGAACCGAATGGTCCTGGGAGACAGCCGTGCGAGCTCACAGTCATCGAGAAACGCCCCGATGAGCGCCTCCAGATCGTCGCTCGAAACGAGGCGAATCAGCTGTCCTGACTGCATGTTTTCGGCCCTCCTGGGCGGAGGGCGACGCGCCGGCGTGCGCGTTTTCCGCATCTAGATGCGGATTTGGCTGGGGAGCAGGGATTCGAACCCCAACTGGCTGATCCAGAGTCAGCTATGCCGCCGCGCGGATCGCCCGCCGCATTTTCCGCGTCGGATCAATAACTACCGATTCCGTAGCAATGAGAAAACCGGGACGAATCAGCTGTCCTGGGTGCGGCTATCGGCTCACCGGTTGGTCAGCAGATTCGTTGCCTCCCCTAACAATCGCTGGCCCTCCTCCATTTTGGCGATCGCCTGGTCCGCCACCGACAGATCCCCGGCGATGAGCCGATCGATGTCCCGGCTTGCGCTGGCATAGCGTTCCAGCGCGCGAACAAACACATCGTGGAACGTCGCCAAGTCACTCGGGGGCACTAACTTCCGCGCATCGTCATAGTTCGCGCGCCAGATAAGCATTTCCGTAGCCATTCGATTTCGCCATTGCTCGCTGCCGAGCTGTGCGTCCTGCAGGAGGTCACCAACGATGTCCATGCTGACGCTCATGGATTCGCTCAGGTAGTAGACCGTTTCAAGGTATTCATCACGCGAAACGGACGCTGGTGTCGGCGTTGGTGTCGGTGTCGGGTCAGGTGTCGGGGTGGGCGTCGGCGCTGGCGTTGGTGTCGGTGTCGGCATCGGTGTCGGCTCAGTAGTGGGAGTCGGAGTTGG